CAAGCCAAAAAAGAAAAAAGGCAAAAAAAGAAAAAAGAGAATGTAATGCCACATGGTGGACCAACTCCGGATAGAGTAAAATCAACTATGAAACGCCTGGGTCTTGAGGGTGTAAATAAACCTAAGAGACAAAAGTCAGGTGGTAAATCACATGTTGTTATGGCTCACTATGGTAGCGAATATAAAGTAATTAGATTTGGACAAGCCGGTGTAACAACTGCAGGAAAGAAACAGGATGCTAGGTCAAAAGCTAGAAGAAAATCTTTTAAAGCTAGACATGCAAAAAATATTGCAAAAGGTCCTAGTTCTGCAGCATACTGGGCAAATAAGGTAAAGTGGTAATATGCCAAAAGGTAAAAAAGGTTATTCAGCCAAACAAAAAAAGATAGCTAGAGTAGCTCCACCATTTGATAAGTTGACTGGTGCAGATTTTAAAAAGCTACGTAAAAAGAAATAGTTATGAAAGTTAAGGGTGTGGATGTTACTAAGTTGACCAAGAGTCAACAGAATGCAATGAAAAAACATTCTAAGCATCATACAAAAAAACACATGCAGTATATGTACAACTCTATGAGAAGAGGCAGCTCTTTTAATAAAGCACATGTCAATGCACAAAAGAAAGTAGGAAAGTAATGGCAAAGAAACCTAAAAGAAAACCAATTAACGCTAAGACTAAAAAAACTTTGCAAGCTAAAGCTGCAAAATCTAAATATACATACGGTCAGCTAGCACAAGTGTACAGAAGAGGACAGGGAGCATATTTGTCATCCGGTTCTAAATCTGCATCTATGGCAGCTTGGTCTATGGGTAGAGTTAATAGTTTTATTAGAGGTGGACATTCACAAGATAACGATATAAAGAAAAAAAAGTAAATGGCTTCTAAAAGAAAAGTACCTTATGAAAAAGGTGTTCCGGCAAAATACCTTAAGAATAAAAAAAATCCTAAAGCACGTGTTGCTGCTGAAATAAAACGCACAGCAAAAGCGTACAAAGAAGGTAGGTACATTGATTTGAAAGCTGTACAAAAATCAAGAGCGACAAGAAAGAAGAAAAGGTAATGGCACAAGTAAGTTGGATGTGGGGTGGCAAAAGACACTACGGTACTCTTATAAGAGAAACTAAGACCCATAAGTTTGCTAGAACCAAAAATGGTAAAATTAAAAAAATAAAGAAATAGTTTGATACCGATTGGATGTCCAAGGTGTGGAGTACAATTATTACCTAAGAACGATATGAAGTGTAAAAACAAGAAATGTAAGGCTTATGTCAAAAAATAAATTATGTTACGCAGCAGGATGTCACAGACCTTTACCGAAAGGTCGTTCTAAGTTTTGCAGTGATAGATGTTCTAACCGAATAGCACAACAAAAGAAACGTGCAAAAAAAGCAGGAGTCGCCTGGAGTCAAGAAGATGACACATTAGAAATACCAAGTCATAAAAAAAATGTATCAGCAAGACGTGGACAAGTTTATGATGACATCAAAGAATCTGGACTTGCACTTGAGATTTATGAAAAAACAAACACTATATCAGGTGTAGCAAAAATACTTGGAACTACAGATGCTGCAGTATCTATGGCTTATCAAGCATACTTAGAAGATATAACAGTAGAGAAAGAACAAAAGAATTGGAAAGTACCACAGGTTGCTGAAAAAACATTAAGAGACTTTGACAAGTTTAGAGAAAGATATTTTAGAACAGAACAAGGTATACCGTATGAGACACCTGAGTTTCACGCTAAGTGGATAGAACAGATAATGAACACTATAGAAAATGGTGGACAGAGAATGATATTGTCTCCACCTCGTCACGGTAAAACAGATTTGCTTATACATTTTGTTATTTGGTTGATATGCAAAAATCCTAACATAAGAATCTTATGGGTTGGTGGTAACGAAGACATATCTAAAAATGCTATGGGTTCTGTATTAGACCAATTAGAGTTTAATGAATTATTGATAGAAGAGATATGTGGACCAGGAGTAAAGTTTAAACCTAAAACAAAATCAGCTAAGTCTTGGTCACAAAGTGGTTTTACTGTTGGTACGAGAACCGTTACTGGTATCAAAAGTCCGACCATGGTAGGTATAGGTCGTGGTGGTAAGATTCTATCAAGAGACTGTGACATAATTATTGCAGATGACATCGAGGACCACAGTTCTACTATGCAACCTGCATCAAGAGAAAACACAAGAAACTGGTGGACTACAACATTATCAAGTCGTAAAGAAGAACATACTGCAATGATTGTTATAGGTTCAAGACAACACTATGACGATTTATATTCACATTTATTAGACAACGAGTCTTGGGAAACAACTGTAGAAGAAGCACATGATACTGCTTGTACTACAACTGATTGGAACGAAGAAGACCATAAAGACTGTATGTTATGGAGTAACAAAAGGTCTTACAAATGGTTGATGGATAGAAAACGTGCAGCAGACACAACAGGTGGTAGAGCTATATTTGAAATGGTTTATCTAAATGTTGCAATGCCTGAAGGATTAAGTTTATTTAGTCGTGAAGAGATTGAAGCATGTAGAGACCAAAAGAGGGATATAGGGCAGGTACCTAGAGGCACACGTCTCATTGCAGGACTTGACCCTGCCTCTACTGGTTATCAAGCTGCATTTTTATGGGCTTATGGTCCTGCTGATGGAGTTATGTACATGGTAGATATGCACAATAATTTAGGTGGAGGTATCCCTGAAGCATTAAAAGTTATAAAAGATTGGTGGCAAAAATATAATTGTTCTCACTGGGTTATAGAAGAAAACGGATTTCAAAAAGCAATACGACAAGATAAATCTATACGTGATTTTGCGTCAACACATGGTATATTTTTAGAAGGACATGAAACGTACTCAAACAAGTTTGACCCTATATTTGGTGTTACAGCTATGCGACCATCGTTTCAAGAAGGTATAATTAATTTACCTTATATGGGTTTTGAAGCTCAAGAGAAGGTAAACTTATATACAAGTCAGTTAGTGTACTTTAGTTCTGCTAAGAACAAAAGCAAGACAGTAGGTACAAAGACTGACATAGTTATGGCTAGTTGGTTTCCAATGAGAGCAATTAGACGTATGCAAAAAGAACGGTTAGCTGAACTAGACACAGATTATGTGCCTAGCTTTGCTGATTATGAAACAAGTAGTTTTGACGAAGGATTATGGAATAGGGACGAATGGTAAAATCTAATGACGAACTTTACGACAGAGTAGATTATTTAAGAAAAATAAATCAATCAGGCATGGTGGATAGAGCTAGGATACGTGACATTCTTAATGGTGGAGAAGAAGCTGTACGTGCTTTACTTGGAGAACGTTCAAGCATGGACTTTCATGAACTACCTGCACCAAACTTATTTTTATCAGCATTAGAAAGATTTGCACAAAAACTAGGAAGAAGTCCTGATTTAAAAGTAGATATTATAAATGCTAAAGATTCTGAAAGAGCAAAAAAGAAATCAGAAAAACTAGAACGTATTGTTGGTGCATACGATGATTTACAAAAATTACATTTACAATTACCACAAGTAGGTAGATGGCTACCTGGTTATGGTTTTGTTGTTTGGACAATAACTACAAAGTTTGATAAAGACAATAATCCATATCCTTGTGCAATGATAAGAGACCCTTTTACTTGTTATCCTGGTCCATTTGGTAACGACCAACAACCAAAAGATATGGCAATAATTAGTAGAGTTCCATTGTCTACATTGTTAGAACAGTACCCTGAACAAAAAGCAGCAATCATAGGAGACCAAGCAGAATCACAAAATGATTACACTATGTTAAGTTACAACGATTCTGCAGGTTCATGGTCTAATCAAAATGGCGATGGCAAAGTAGTTGTTGAATACATGGATACAGAAGGTACGTATATATATTTACCTGAAAACAGAAAAATTATAGACTTTATTCCAAACCCACTAAAAAGTGGACCAATGTTTGTTGTAGCAAAAAGATTTGCTTTTGACCAAATGCAGAGTCAGTTTCAACACGTTATTGGTTTGATGGCTAACATGGCAAAAATAAATATTCTTGGAACAATTGCTATGGAAGATGCAGTGTTTACAGAAACAAATATTGTTGGAGAAATAGAATCAGGTAAATACCGTAAAGGTAGATTTGCCGTAAACTACATGGCTCCAGGCTCTTCAGTGTCTAAGCCAGTCAACAA